CTGTTGGGAATCAGAATGCTGCTTACATCGCTGTTCTCTACACAGGCGGGGTAAACACCTAATGACTCATGTAACCCCGACAACTTTCTGGGCCTCCCTTGGCATCGTAGCTTCTGCCATCGGGGGCCTTTTTACTATGCAGATGTCACATGCCGGGGAAAACGGCCATAGCTCTACAGCGAATCAGGCTGAAGTGTCTGAGGTAAAGATTAAGATTGAACGCATTGCAACTGAGGTGAATCACAACCGAGAGTTGCTTGGTGATCTGAAGACTGAGCTAAGGGATCTCCGGGCAAATCAAGCGGAGAACAGCGAAGAGATATTGGAGGCCATCCGTGGCAACTAGCGGAACATTCGCATTCAACCCGGATATCTCTGAGCTTATAGAAGAAGCTTACGAGCGGGCTGGCCTTGAGCTTCGCAGCGGATACGACCTCCGCACTGCTCGGCGCAGCCTCAACTACCTTCTTCTTGAGTGGCAGAACAGAGGGATCAACCTCTGGACTGTCGAGCTTTACGCCACGCCGATTGATCTTGTTAAGGGTCAGGCTAGCTATGACATTGACATTGACACTGTTGCCCTGCTCGACCTGATGCTTCGCACTGATGACGGCGTAGCTAACAGCCAGACTGACTTTCATCTCAGCAGAATCTCTGAGCCGACGTACTCGAATATCCCGAACAAGCTGACTCAGGCACAGCCTCTTCAGTATCTCTACAACAGGGTCGGGATTAAGGATCATGATCCGACGACAGGGAATGACAAGGTTTCGACGATTACCCTGTGGCCTATCCCTGACAAAGACTCGACCTACAAGATCTACTATTACCGGATCAGACGTATGGCTGACGCGGGCAACCTAGCTTCCAACACAATGGACGTTCCTGACAGGTTCATCCCGTGTCTTGTTGCTGGCCTTGCCTACCACATTGCAGTCAAGAAGCCGGAGGCAGCGTCCAGAGTCCCGCTTCTCAAGTCTGCTTATGAAGAACTCTTCCAGCAGGCTGCGGAAGAGGATCGAGTCAAGACTTCTGCCCGGTTTGTGCCGGATCTGCTGAATCGATAATGGCTAGACCCTACGCATTAGGAAAGCATGCGTTTGGATTCTGCGATATCTGCGGGTTCAGATATCCGCTTCATGATCTTAAGTCTGAAGTTATGAACATGGAGAAGACTGGGATCATGGCATGCGAAGAATGCTGGAGCCCGGACAATCCTCAGACCCAGCTAGGTCGGCATCACTTCGATGACCCGCAGGCTCTCCGCAACCCCAGACCTCTTGGTGGTATTAGCGGCAGAGATCTTCCGGCTGCTTACAGGTGGGACTTTTCTACAGGCGTAGCTCAGACTAGTCCGACTAGAATTGATGGGTGGTGGACTAGTGGTGGCGCTATCACATGGAACTCTTCTTCACAGACTCTTAATCTAGTTTCTGACCCAGTTTATGCCTCTGCTGGGGATCCTTTTCTTCAAATAGGATACAACCAGAATGCTGCAAACGAATGGTTGAGTATCAATTCTTCAACTTATAAGTTTGTAGTGAGTTCCTTTAAAGTTAATAGGTTTCCTGATTTTGAATCCGATGACAGGTTCTTTCAGGATTTTCAAGGTGATCTCTTCTGGACAACGGAGACAGACCCCGGCCCTGATTCTGACTATCCTTGGTCTACTAACTCAATGCAGAGATCTCAGTACAGACCTATTTTCACGAATGTCCAGCCTTCTGATGGCTTTTCTTTATCAAACAAGAATATGGCTAGTGAGTTTAAAATTGTTTGGGATATGAGTAGTAACCCAAGCTGGTCTGGCACTATCACTGGTTTAAGATTGGACTATTTTGATTCAAGAAACAGTGAAAGCAATGTACCCGACTATGACGCTGGCGACATTGACATTAACTACATAGAGGTTGTGGCTTTCCACAACCCGAATCTCTAGGAGAGAGCAATGCCCAAGGTAGGAAAGAAGCACTTCGCGTATACGCCTGAGGGTCTCAAGGAAGCTGAGGCTCACGCTGAGAAGACCGGCCAGAAGGTCGAGAAGATGCAGAAGTATCAGGTTGGTGGACTTGTTAGCAAGAGTGGAGGCAAGCCTCAGCGTGTAAAGACGCGAGGCACTGGTGCAGCTACTCGCGGAACGCACCACTACACCGTGGGCGGCTCTAACAAGTAATGGCTCTCAAGACGTACTCAGAGATGAGTACTGCCATCCAGCAGTACTGTCAGAACTCAGAGACAAGCTTTGTCTCTAATATCCCGAACTTCATCATCTCGGCAGAAGACAAGATCTTTGCTGCTGTGGATCTTCCTTCCAAATGGAAGAGTGAAGATTCCTTGATGACTGTTCAGGATCAGGCTGAGTACCAGCTTGAGAATGGTGCAATTGATGTTCTGTCTGTGCGTATCACAGAGAATGTCGTTGCATCACAGTCTGTCGGTGTTGAGTTTGGCCCGGTCAGGTATCTCTTGCAGAAGGACTACGACTTCATGCTAGAGGCGTACCCCGGCAGTAGTACTGCGATTACCTCTGGTGTTCCCAAGTACTATGCAATTTCTGATGCCAAGGTGAACTCTTCGGAGCCAGCTTTGGATATCAGGCTGGGTCCGATCCCCAGTGCTGCCGACCATCAGATGACTATTACCTATTACGGTAAGACTTCTTCTGATTCTCTGACTACTTCCCCGTCTTCGACTGACGGAACGTGGCTTTCTGTCATGTTCCCCGATGTTCTTCTGTACGGGTCTTTGGTTCAAGCGTACACCTATATGAAGGGTTCGCCTGACATGATCCAGTGGTACGAGAAGCAGTTCACGGATGGTGTGATGCTTCTTAAGAACTTGTCTGAGAACAGACTTAACCAAGACGACTACCGACCGAGGCCGATTTCGGCCCCTCCGGTTCCGCAGGGCTAAACAATGCCGACTACTTATTCATCTAATTATCAGATCAAGCTCATTGGAACTGGCGATGAAGCCGGTACTTGGGGTGATTCGACTAACCAGAATCTCCAGAGGATTGAGCAGGCTTTGGGCCAGTCACTGAGCATTGACCCTGCGAATGCTCCCACAGGCTCTACATCTGCTTCTTCTGGAAACAGTTGGACGATGGTTTGGATCACCACTGATACTGCGGATGCGCCTAGTGGTGCTGGCAGTGAGGGTCGGGCAAGGTTTGTTGATTTTGAATCTTCAACGGTTGCGGATAACACAACTGTCCAGATCAGAGGTTCCGTAAGCACTGAGTACCCTGACCGGGTTTACCTTGTAAAGAACTCTCTTAATGGAGGGCACGACCTTATCCTTAATGCTGGGTCTGGCTCCGACTACACCGTAAAGAATGGTGCGTATGCACTTATTGTTGCTCATGGGTCTGCGGCTGACGGGTCTACGCTAACAGCCGAGACTGTCCTGAATGCTCTTTCTGAACTTCAGGTTGATAATCTCTTATTCCCTGCTGCTGCGGATATAACTCTTGAGGACAACGTCGCTGCTGCTCTTGAGATTAAAGGCCCTAATGCAAATCAAGAGTTCATTAGGTTTGATACTTCTAATGACCACTTAGAGTTAGCTCCGGGTAGTGGTATTAATACTGTCGAGATTGACGCAGAGACAATTGATATCTCAAGCCAGAACACCGACCTTAGTATCAGAAATGGTCAGACTGAAGCGTTTGAGATATTTCAGGGTACGAACAGCTACCTAAAGTTTGATACCAGCGGTAAGAAAATCGTTGTTGGTGATGAAGCTTCTGATGTTGAAACCCTAGATATCAGCACTGACACCATCAGGGTGGCTAACCAAGCTACCGACCTCAGACTAAACGCTGGTTCTTCTACTGCTCTGACCGTTTCTGACAGCAACGGAACAATCCTCACTGTCGATACTTCAAGTGAGCCTGAGAAGATCATCACTGCTTCAACCACCGAGCTTGAGGTTCTGGGCACACTAGACGTAGACGGCACTTCCGACTTCAGTGCAACTTCAAACTTCTCCGCGACCGCAACCTTCTCCAGCGTAGATATCAATGGTGGTGCCATCGACGGGACTAACATTGGTGCCGCGAGCACTGGAACTGGGAGGTTCTCTTCCCTTGAATCCACCGGGACAACGGACGGCGTCCACCTTAGTTCGGCAGATTCTTATGCCAGCTTCGGTGCCACTGCTGGTTCAGGTGGGCACGGGGTTAGGGATAACTCTGGAGTTCTTGAGGTAAGAAACACTAACAGTGATGCATGGGGCCAGCCTTACCATGTAGGAATGGTCAGTGGTCAGGGCGCTTATTTCAAGTCTGCTGCAAACTTGGCACTTGGGACAGGAAACCTCGCAGTCAATGTTGCAAGTCAGGAGGCCCATTCGCTTGGGTCTGTTCCGAGAATCATACAAGCAAGACTAGTTTGCACTTCTACTGATAATGGATATGCCGCAGGCGATGAGGTTTTCCCTCCGACTTTTGAATTAAATAACACAGGTTTTACTTTCGGTTGCAATACAGATTATGTGTTCTTTAATACTGGCAGTGTGGGTCTTATCTACCTTCCTCCTAAAACTGGTGGTGGTCAGGTTGCTTTGACTCTTTCAAGATGGGACTTGTTCCTTCATGCCTGGGCTTGATTTAAAATGCCCCTAACTAAGCTCCAAATACCTTCTGGAATTATTCGCGACTCCACCAGCTATGCGGCTGGTCCGCGATGGTATGACTGCAACAATGTCAGGTTCCGTGGTGGGTACGCCGAGTCTATTGGCGGTTGGGCTAGGGATGAGACATACACCCTTCAAGGTATAGGCAGGGCTTGCTTCAGTTCTAGAGATTACTCTGGAAATCTCTACATGTTCGTGGGTACGAACTGGAAGTTCTATGTGATTGTTAGTGGTGTTCCTTACGACATCACCGCTGTCGATGCAGCAGTAGTGGATGCAAGTGGGATCTTTTCAAGGACTCAAAATTCAGAGTTCCTCAAGGTCAGCATTACCGGACACGGTAGATCTGTAGATGACTGGATCAACTTCACAAACATCACGGGTACTGTTGATACGACTATCACGAACTCAATCCTGACTCAGGTTGACGGTTTCCAGATCACTGAAGTCGAGGATTTGGACAACTTCTACATTAGAGTTATTGACCAGACGACTGGTTTGCCTGTTGAAGCTTCTGATGTCACTCAGACTGGGCTTGGCGGCACTGTCACATACAGGTACAGAACCCAGTCAGGATCTAACGCGCAGACAACTGGAAACGGTTGGGGCACTGGTGATTGGGGAGGGCTGTCCCCATCTAGAGATTGGGGTGACCCTTCGACTTCTCCGGTGCTGACAGGTGAAGCAAGACGTGTCTACATCGATAACTACGGTGAAGACATCATGTTCTGCAACTCCGGTGGGCCTCTCTACTACTGGGATGTCAGCGCGTATACCGTTAATGGAATCCCTGGCTCTGGTGGGACATTCGATATCGGTGACTTTGTTCGTGAGATAAACGACACGAACTTCTCGGGCGCTTCAGATCCGCCCACTATTTTGGACAGCTTTCTTATCAGTAAGAGAGACGGTAGCTGCGTAGGCTTCGGCGCTAACGACATCGGCGGCACTGACCAGAACTCATTGCTTGTAAGGTGGTCTGATCAGAACAACCCGTTTGATTGGACGCCTACTCCGACCAACACTGCTGGTGGTCAGGTTCTCAGAGTGGGTAGCCGTATCGTTGGTGGTGTCTCCACTAAAGATGAGGTGGTGATTTTTACTGATTCCGCCGTCTACTCGATGAGATTCATTGGGCCTCCTGATGTTTTCTCATTCTCTCTGATCTCTCAAAACGTAGAAATCCTCTCCCATAAGACTGCTGTCGATGCGGCTAGTTCTGTCTTCTTTATGGGTAACGACGGTTTCTATGTGTATGGAGGTGGAGCAGTTCAGCCTCTTGAGTGCCCTGTCGCTGACTATGTCTATGATGACATCAATATGACGCAGGCCAACAAGTCTTTTGCGGCTGTTGATTCTAAGTACTCTGAGATCTTCTGGTTTTACCCGTCAAAGTCTGGTGCATCGGATGGTTCATTCGAGGTGAACCGATTCGTTTGTTTCAACTATGAGAATCAAACTTGGACTATCGGATCTTTCGATATGTCCACTCTGAACAATAATTCCAGCCTTCAGTCTGATGTGTACAACCGGACTGCTTGGAGAGATGGAGTCATTACCGATCTCCCGATGGCTTCCTACATCTACGAGTACAACTCCAACCCTGCCAATGTGGGTGATCGCGCTGGTGCCAATGTCCAGACTAGTGCAGTTATGAAGCATGACTTCGGCACTTCTGCACAGGGATCGACGCTTGATTCGTATGTTGAGAGTGGAGATGTAGAGCTTTCGGACGGGAATGAGATGTCTTTTTACAGCAGGATCATTCCAGATTTGATGATGTTCAATTCATCCAGCAATAGCTCTGTGACGATCTCCATCAACGGCAAGTACTACCCCGGTGAGGACTCTTCCCAAGAAGCTTCAGTCACTGCCAACTTTGACGGGCCTTCAGGTACTGAACCTTCTGTGATCACTAGGTACACGGTTGGCTCAGGATCTGATGCCAACCAGTATGTGCAGGACATGCAGGTAAGAGGCAGAGCCAGAGCGGCTGCGATCAAAGTCTCTGCTTCTAATGCTTCAGCGCAGTGGCGTCTTGGTGATGTGAGGATTGACACCCAGCCGGACGGGATGCGCTAATGGGGGTGAATTTCAGACCCATCGGATTGCCGGGTGACTCCTACTCCAAGGAAGAGGAGTCTCAGTTCAGGCGAACTCTGGAGAACTACCTCATTGAAATATCTTCGGCAGTCAACAGTACGGAGAGCGCAAAGAGCGGACTTGCTTCTAGTGCATCAAAGCGAGAGTCATTCATAGGTAGACCTTGCTATGCAAGGTCTCCCATGCACTCCGTATCCATTGATGCTTCTGCTCCGGTTGCTGTGATAGGCGGTGGCAATTTCATCAACTATGTCGGTGGCGACTTGATGGTGATTGGGGACAACTTCGCTGCCAACATTGACTATATTTATGGTGCCCCTGAAGGAACCAGACTTACTTTGTTAAAAGAAGGGAACGTATACACCGTCTCTGTTAGAGACAGTGGATCTGGAAACGGATCAATCAAGTTGGACAATGGAAATCATTTCAACATGTCCTCAGCGTATGACAACATAACCTTAATAAGGCACGGTCCATTTTGGGTTGAAACTTCAAGAGCGACCGCTTGATATGTCTGATCGTTACAAAATACTTTGCCAGTCAGAGATAACTGCAACAGGGACTACCACTCTTTATACGGTGCCTGCACCTGCTTCGACTAGCTATGGGCCAGTTGAAGTTTCCCCAAGAGCAGTCTCTCAAAACACCCAGACTCTTCTGACCACTATTGTTTTTTCTTTCCTTGAGTCTGCTTCAAGTAACTACGTCATCGGTGATTTACAGCTAAGTGATTCCGGTGCGACTGCTGTTGACCTTCTTCATGAACTTACTTTTTACCCAAAGCAGAAC